GCCTCATCTCCATTAGACATACGAGATGCATAAACTCTATTAGCAATCATCTCTGGTTTTCTAGCATAATGTGTTGCTAGGTCTTCATTTATAAAGTATTTTTTAAATGTACCTAAGAGTCCGGATGCCCCATAATTTAAATTCTCTGAGAATAATTTAAAGTTTCCGGTTTCGTGTGATGTTTGGGCAAAGAAGTGGGATGCTCTTATGGGAGTTAATTTGTAAAACTCCATAGCTTTTTTCATTGTACCAGGTCCAAATATTCCGTCATCAGTTGTTCCAATCTTACTCTGTAAATTTTTTAAACTCATATTCTTTTATTTCCTATAAATTAAGATACTCTTTATTTTATTTCTATGTTATGAATCTAATTTAGAGAATCCATTGGGTACTACTCCTTCACATATAAGTGTTGCTACAATTGGTGATACTACTGAACCTACGAATAGGCCTACTCCTGCTGGTGTTGATAATGCAGCTGTTGCGTATATTGGATTTGCTTTACCTACTACATTAGTAAGTACTCTTGTTAGTAATGGTTTATCACACTTTCCGTTAACACCTGGTATTAAGAATATTCCATCAGCTAACAATTTACCAATTACGGTTGATACTGTCATCATTGCTGCTTTTTGTCCTACTGTTGCCATTGCCGCTAACATAGTTGCACTAATTGTAGTTGATGTTACAGTACCGGGGTCAGCGGGTGCGGGTTTTGGTGTGAAGTACATAACACATCCCGTTGTTAGTGCCATATTCAACCCAATGTAACAAGCATTTTCATCTAACCAATCAATAGCAGCCGTTACTCCTTCTTCAACTACTTCCAATCCTTCTTTAGAAAATTCAATTGCCTGTGCACTACCTTCTTTCCATACCGTAGACGTCACATCAATACCTTGTTTTGCCGCTTCAGTTGTGTTCTTAGCAACTACATCGGTTGTATGTGTTACTGCTTTCGTAGCATCCTTATATATGTTCTCAGTTGTTTTAACTACACCATCAACCGCATCCTTAACTATATCAATTGGGTTAGGTATATTCGGTATTGGGTTAGGTATATTCGGTATTGGGTTAGGTATATTTGGTACTTCAATTTTTGGTACTTTAATTTTTTTTAATGGATTCTTCATAATTGTTATTTATTTCTTTTATTACTGTTCATACCGAAATAAGTACCTACTATGGCTACTAATCCTGTAATAGTTACTTGTAAAAGATGTATTATGTTTTCGTCTATAGGTCTACTATCTTCTAATGCAATGTAGAAATCTCCTATTACTATAAGTAATAAAAGTAGCATTATTCCTGTAACTAATATTAATACAACTCTTTCTTTCATTTTGGTACTTTATTCTTTTTTACCAAATATTTTACTTGCTTCTGCTATACCAAATGATCCTAAGGTAATTATTACAAACGAATTATAAATTAATTCATTAATAACTAAATCTTTTCCAAATAATCCGGATACTATATCTGCTGATGCAAATATTACCATTATTGCGAATGAAGAAAAACCTACAATAGTTTTTTCATTGAGGTCATTACTATCTTTAAATATGTCTTTAAAAGCCACCCATTTAAGTTTTAATTTGTTTAACATAATATAACGTATTTAAGCAACTTATTTATTTTTATTTTCTTATTCCCTTATTCCCTTATGTTTGTCGAGTTTATCTAGAATGATATTTAATAACTCGTTTTTAATAAGTCCGGCCATTGAGGCGTTTTTAAGTGCTGAGATTACTTGGAATACAATAAAAGGGGCTATTATAGTTTCACTTAACCATCCTGTTCCTGCAAACCCCTTCTCTATCATTAATATAGAGGTTAATATTAGAGTCCAAGTAAATGTTGATTTAATTATCCTTAAGGCTTTGTAGGTTTTAAAACCCTCCCGTTTACACCCCGCTAACATGCCAAAAATCCCATCTATTAAAACTACTGCTACTACTGCTATATACTGCTCTGTGTTCGTGGTTGTTAGATCCATAAAGTAGGATATAATGAACCCGAATCCTAGAGATCCAGCTAAAATTATCTTCATATTTAAATTGTATGTCATGATGGGTTATTGAATATAATAACAACGCGTCTAACCATACATATAGAGAAGGGGGTGCTAATGCACCCCCTTTTGTATAAAAAATAATAATTTTTTTGTTATTTTACTAAGCCTCTTACCCAATTTTTGAATAAGTCCCAATTACGCGTTGCAAATACACCAAATGCTATGCCTGCGTAAAGTTTGAAACCTAGTGGTAAAAGAACTAATCCTATAATTAATCCTAAAAACCCTTCTATTCCATTACCTACTATCCATTTTTTTACAGAGTTAAAGATTCTTTTAAGAAATCCAACTTTTTCAACTGGTACGGGTGATGGTTTAACTGTTTTTTTTCTGTTTGCCATAATAATTTTAGTTTAAATGTTTATTATACATATGAAAGGAACCATTATCCTTCACAGCTTATACAATCAGCCATTCTTGAACCTAAATCTCCTTTAATTACGCTGTCGGTTCTTAGGTAATATAGCGTTTTAATCCCCAACTTCCATGCCTCAAGGTGAACTTGATTTATCCATTTAGGAGAGTCATTTACATCAAAAGATAAATTTAAAGATTGAGTTTGGTCAATATAACGTTGTCTAATTGCCGCTTGACGTACTAGTTCTAACTGGTTAATCTCGGGGAAGGTAAGAAATAATTCTTTTTCTTCTGGTGTTAAAACGTTGTCAGGTAGACCTTGTGCTGATCCATCTTCAATTAACATTTGATCCCACCATTTATCCTTATCTTCTCCTTTAGATTCTAAAATTTCTTGTAATACTTTGTTTTTTCTAATAAAAGTTCCTTTTGCTCCATTGAATGTATAAATGTTAGCCGGTAAGGGCTCAATACCCGCACTAATACCACCACATATAACTGAATTTGAAACTGTTGGTGCTACTGCTAGAACATGAGTATTTCTCATACCCGTTCCTCTACACCACAATGGTTCTCCATACTCTGCTGCTAAAGCCATTGAAGCCTTGTCAGCTTTTCCTCTAATATCTGAAAATATGTTGTGAGTGTGTGCTGTTGATGCTATTGAATTAAAAGGTAATCCTTTTTGTTGTAAAAATGAATGCCAACCCATTACACCTAAACCTAAAGCACGTCCTTTACGGGCATGGTTATATGTTCTTTGTAATGAGTCTTTTCCTGCTGATTTATCAATAAATTCTTGCATAACACCATCTAGGAACCAAGTTGCTAATTCTACTGCGTCTGTATCTTTCCATTCGTCGTATTTTGCTAAATTCATAGAAGATAAACAACAAATAAATGAATGTTCCTCATCTGTAAATAAAGTTATCTCAGAACAAATATTAGTCATAGATACTTTTAAATTATTTAATCTATAGGCGATAGGGTTATCTTTGTTAACATTATCTCTATACATTATGTAGGGTTCTCCAGTCTCCATTCTAGATTTTAACACAGTAGCCCATTTATTCATAGATTCTTGGTCTCTTGCTTCTAATTTTCTCATGAATGAATCCCCTACAACAACACATTGGTGTAAGTTTAAACATTGTCTATTAGGATCACCCTTAGGTCTACGAATTTGTAAAAACTCATCAATATCTCCATGTTCAATATCCAAATTTACTGAAGCTGCTCCTCTACGAACATTCCCCTGATTTGTTGCTATGATTGATGAGTCAAATATTTTAGCCCATGGTACTACTCCTTCACTTTTACCATTTCCTGTAATTTCATATCCGCGTTCTCTAATGCGGGATAACGAAATACCTACACCCCCACCGGACGCGGTGAGTTTCATTAGTTCCGCGTTAGTTAAACCGATTCCACGTATTGAATCAGGTGTATCTACACCAAAACACGAAATTGGTAAGCCTCTATCAGTTCCCATGTTTGATAAAACAGGTGATGCTAAGCCTAACCACCCATTCCACATTATTTTGAAGAATTTACTAGCTAGCTCAGGTTTTTTAAGTCTTGAGGCCGCGGCATTTGATACTCTTCGGTAGGCTGTTCTTACTGTTTCTCCGGGTAGTAAATATCCTTTGCTAATTGTAGCTAGTGATATTTCATCCATAAAGTCAGGGTAATCTTTTCCTTTTACCCATTGGTTATAATCTATTTGTAGTGCGTTATTTTCCATATTTTTAAAATATACTATTTGCGTCCCAATTTTGTACTCCTTTTGAGTAATTAGTCACCCTTACGGCGAAGAAATCGGAGTGCTGTTTCCCTGCAGATAAACTATCAAACCATTTCATTCTTTTTACTGCGTCTTTATCAATACCATTTACTACAGGTCCGTATCCTAAATCCCCCATTTTAGTGTTTACTCTATGTTTAATAAAAGAAATTAAATCATATTTTGGACACCCCTCTAAATCACCCATTTCATATACTTTATCAATAAAATCTAATTCTAATTTTAAAGACAATAATGCTGCTTCTTCGATATCTGCTTTTAATTCGGGTGTATTAAATTCAGGGTGTTCTTGTAATAAAGTTCTAAATAACCAACACCCCGCATCCGAATGTAATGACTCATCTCTAATACTCCACTCTACTATTTGTCCTACTCCTTTAAGTTTATTATCTAATTTAAAAGATAACAAAATAGCAAATGATGAAAATAAATTAACTCCCTCAGTAAAGGCAGAAAATATTGCTAAGGATTTAGCTCTTTCATGCCAGTCAGGTTCCCCATCATGTGAATCTCTAACTTTAGTTAAAGCGTCTATTTTAGCCATTGTTGCCTCGTCTTCTAAAAACTCACTAAAATCATCTAAACCTAACTCTTCATTTAACAAAGAATAGGCCTCGGCGTGGATGGTTTCAAATGCAGCAAAAGTAACAGCCATCATAATTACTTCAGGTTTTCTAAACCATTTAGTAACTAAGGTGGACCAATAATCATTTACTAATGTTTCAGTTTGTGCAAAACCCTTTAAGATAGTACCAATTATATTTTTTTCAGTTTCTGAGAGGTTTTGTTTCCAGTCATTAACATCGGACATCATAGGTACTTCGGTGTGTAACCAGTGGGCTTGTTGTTGTTTTAACCAGTAATCGTAAGCTTCTGGGTATTCGAACGGTTTATAAACTATACGTTCTTTTAATAGTGAGGATTTTGCCATTTATTATTTTTAATGTTAAGGATTTAATTCAAAAAATTTCTTACGTAATAATTGTTTATCAAAAGTATCAACGTCAGTATCAAACTTATTAGAGCGAGGTTGTAAAGCGGAGGCATCAGGTTCATTCCCCTCAATGTATTCATCTTTTACAATAAAGTGACCTGTAGAGGTATCTGCTTCTAAACCAAATGTAATTCCATCCATACCATATCTGTTTTTCATTAAGTGAAACCTACCGGTGTTATTAACTTTGTCTTCTTTTTTACGAGAAAGAGACATACAAAAATCTGTGATCATAATCTTATCATATGACCCTGCAGCTTTATCTCCTTGAATAACATTGTCTTGTGCACCAGCACGATTTACTTGTGAGACTGACCAAATTGGTATGTTAAGTTGTCTAGCTAATCCTTTTGTGCTAATATAAATATCATCAATTTCATCTTTTCGTTCACGATTTGTTTTTCTTGATGAAAGTAAGTCTACATAATCAATAATAACCATATCAGGTTTAACCCCCATACTAGTACTCTTTGCAATATGTGATTCAATAGTGGACACTGATGCGCGTCCAGTTGGGTATTCTTTAATAATTAACTTCCCGGGTAATTGGGGTATCATATCCTCAACTTTATCTCTATGAGAATCGATTTTATTAACCGGTATTTTAGTGAAGAAGGCATCGTATCTTTTACCAACATATTCTTCTCCTAATTCTAAAGTATAATGTAAAACATTATATCCCATTTTTACGGCATGTCCTCCTATAGCAACTAAAGACCAAGATTTACCACCTCCGGGATTACCAAATATAAGACCAAAATCTCCATTTCCTAATCCACCTTGTAATAAAACATTAATTTTATCCCAAGGAGTTGGTACTGTTTCTCTTGAATTTTCTCTATAACGGGATTCAATATCTTTAACATATTCATGTCCTATATTTTTATCTTGTCCTGCTTTAAGGGCATTATCAACAATAAATCTAATCCCATCAAAATCGCCTGCTTTCAATAAGTCCACAGACGACATTAACGCCTTCTTCAATTGTTGGTTTTTACAAAAATTTGTAAATTCTTCTTGTACATATTCTAAATCATCGTCTGAGGTAACATATGCTAATTTTAATTGTTCTTTTATAGAAATTTGTAATACTTCATTATCTACTTTTTGTAGTTCTACTTTTAATATATCTAGTGATGGAGTTGTATGGTATTTATCATAATAATTTAATATCTCCTTAATAGCCCACTTAATCGCAGAATTATCGAAATATTCTTCTGATATTATATCATGAATATTTACTAAAAATTCTTTATGTGTTAATAAAGAGGATAAAACCTTTATTTGGAAACCTTGCCCATAACTTTGTAACGAATTTAGTGTCATCTACAACCTTTTTAATTTTTATTTTTTATATGTTGGGAATAAAGCAAATATATCTTTTAACCAAGTTTCTAAATTCCTTATCATTCCCCCTAATTTATCTTCATTATAGAATGAAACAAACATTTCAGGATTAAAATCATTTAATTCCTCATCTATTAAGTTAATAACGTGCTCAATTCCTTTTTCATCAATCATCGGATTACTTAAATCCATAACCTTATAATTAGTTTCTATTCTTTCACGATCCTGAATTATACGTGAATATACGATATGTTCCTTGAATTTCCTAGCACAAATGTCGAAAATGTCTTCTAAGGTTAAAGGAGTTGTTATTAACTCTGGGAATTTTTTAAATATACCCTTTGCTCCTAAACCTTTAATACCCTTGATATTATCTGAACTATCTCCTAATAACGCCTTATGTAAAATGAAATTTGATGGTAATAAACCTATCTTTTCTTCTATAACTTTTGGAGTGTAGTATTCTTTCTCCATTGGTCTATATACAATGATTTTGTCTGTTACCAGTTGTAGAAAATCCTTATCACTAGATACTATAAAACAGGTTGAATTATGTTTTTCTACAAGTTTTTCACATAATACCGCTATAATATCATCGGCCTCAACCTTACTAAGTGTAGTGGTTTTAATTGGTAGTAGTTTTAAATATTGGATAATTCTTACAATTTGGTCTATTTTGGAATCATGTTCTTCCTCTAAATTATCAAATGCCTCCCAATTCGTAATTCTTTGAATATTTCTTGTTCCTTTGTACTCGGAGAGCAGGTTCTTGCGATTTACGGTAGAACCTGGTCCGTCGAATACAACATAAACAGAAGTTGGATTTGTTTGTCTAATCATAGCACCCAAAGAGCGAAAAAAACCACCTAACCCTCCAATATGAACACCATCGGGATTTACCATATTCATCATGGCAAAATTCCTAAAAAATAGATTTAAACCATCTAATATTAGTACCCTATCATGCCTGTTTGGAGTAGGTACTTCCTGGTCTTCTTGGATGTCATCCAAGAGACTAAATAACTCTTTGTTTTTCATGTTTTTGTTTATAAGTCCTCTACGTCGTAAAGTACGGGTGATACATCTTCTTCATCTTCAACAATCGTAAATTTACCACCTCCTAAGATTTTAGCCCACTCTTCAGAATGGTCTTTCTTATATTGGTTTTTATCCTTGTCAGAATCCTCAATAAAACCGTGAGTTGTCATAACAATTTTACCTCTTGATTGAATACCATTAACGTGATTTTTATCAATTTGTAAATTAGTACGTTTACCCCATTCTACTTGCTTACCACCTTTAATTGCTTTAATTTTGGAAGTTCCAGCATTAGAAACATTACCAAATGTAACTACAAATGTTGCATCATACCACATAGCCATCCCACCTTTATTCATCATCTTTGGTTGCCCCATTGGTGATTCTGCTTTGGCGGTCCATACTTTGTTAATTGCAATTAGGGTATTGGTAAAGGGTGATGATTCTTTACGAGACATTACAATACTTTGGTTAACGGTGTTACCAAATTGGGTTGACATTGCTCCAGCATTCCATTCGTTGTTATTTTTTAATTTTTCAACTGACATAGCACAAGGAATAGAACCAATTGAATCCCAAAAGAAAGCTAAATCGTAAGGTAAATTACCGCTTTTTTGTTCATTCTGTAGGTCCATAATGAAGGCTGCTACGTCTTCTATAGTGTGTACTGTTTCTCTATCTACATAAATAAAGTTACCGTCATAATCTATAACTTCACCGTCTTCATCCTTAATTAGATTAACTTGTAACCCCATTTGGGCTGCATGTTCCCAGTTCCATTTCATCTCAGTGATAATGAAAACAGGCAGTATACCCATTTTTTGGGCATTGACTGCTGCTTCGAGTAGGGCGGTTGTTTTCCCTGTATCTGAATGTCCTCTAAGTAAGGTGATGTGCCCCATTGGTATACCAGGTACTCCAGCAATTTCTTGAAATGCTGGTGATAAGGGTATCCACTTTTGTTCCTTAAATTTGACGTTTTTATCTAAACCCTTAGAGGATTTAAATTTATTAAGGTCAAATTTGCTCTTGATCTCGGCAGACACTGCTGCCGAGAGAGACTTTGGGGTTTTCTTTGCCATACTTAGAAAGGAAGATCATCATCTTCATTTGAGGGTCCATCAAATAAATTATCGAATTTATCTACTTTACTTTGTTTAACATTAGAAGTATCTAAACTAAAATTTCCGCTTGTGGTTACTGGTTCTCTAGTAGTGGGTAAGGGGATAACTTCTTCTTCTGGTGATAACCATTTTTCTAATGCTGATTTCATCTCATCAAATGAATACACTTTAAATAACCCATCTTTAGGATTTGGTTGTTCTGATGTCCATTTTTCAACTGTTGAAGCATCCTCGCTTAATGGAGATGTTTTTAATCTAACACGTATAGATGATTTGTTATAAGGAGTTCCTGTAGATTCTGGTCCTACTGTTTCTACTGTAAGATCTCTACCACCTACAATGTCGGTATAATCCCCGATTTCATCATCTATTGCAAGTGCCAATAATTCCTCATACACTTGTTTACCAAATTGCCACAGTCTAACACCTTTCTCTTCTTCTCCTCTAACTACTACAGGAACAAAAATACGGTTTTTAGCATCTAACTTTTTAGCTAGTACATAATTTTCCTTATTATACTCCCCATCACGAAGTTTACCTGCGAATAGAGCAATTGGATCTTTCTCACCAAAATTGGCAGGAGAAATCATTACCTTATTGGTAATCCCGTAATAGAACTTTAATTCAGTAAAAGGGTTAGTGGGTTCGTACACTGAGGGTACGATTCTAATTTGTTGTTTACCAACTGTTGGTCTCCAAAAAATTAGTGAATAGTCGGTCTTTTGACCTCCTTTAGGGTTTGATTGGAGTGTATCCAATTTTGCTTTTAATGCATTTAAATCCATAATGTAACTTTATTTTAATTATAACTGTTTATTGTAACTCAAATATACGAATCCCCTTCCGGGGATCCTAATTTATTTTAATAATCTTCGTATTCGTCTTCGTTTAAATATTGTCTAAAATTGTTTAATTCTTTCATTATACCTCGATTATTTTATGGATTTTTGTATTTAATTGGTTTAAATCATTGTGTTGTGTAAGTAATACACAATTTCTATAATGTTGCCAATCGATTTGGAATTTAGTATCTACAACACCACCATTCAACTTCTTAATTAACTCGTTAAGAGCATTAATTGTGTATAATGTATTGGATTCTTTTTTCCTATGTACTAAAATAGTGTTATCTGGGATAGTATGTACGTTCCCCTGATCTACATTATAAGTAACAACATATTCATCTTTACCCTCAATCTCGAGGACAAACATTTTATTATATATAATTGTATACTTTGATTGTATATCTTCTACAAGTGCGTCAAGACCTTCTAAATCGGTGAAGGTACAGAATAATTTATTGTTCAAATCTCCTAAATTTTGTATTTCATGAATAACATCGTATTCCGCATTATACATATTAGGGCTGTTCTTTAAAATCGTAGTCATAACCTTCTATTTCTTTTATATTAAATTTATATTTACTAAATGTTTCTCTTATTTGTTCTAACACATCTTTTTCACTATCATCTATGTCTAATAAAAACGAATCGTACGTATAAAGCACAAGCTTCGTCTTCTTCCCCCTCAATATACACAACATATCCCACAAAATCAACACGTTTGTTGACGTTTCCAAATTTTGCAAAACATAATTAAATAGTTTTTGTGGATTCATATTATCCAGGTTTTCTTTTTTGTATATGTACCCAGATATACCACATTCTATAAACCCATCTCTTTCAAATTTTACCCAATTCTCTCCTACGTATTTTTCGATTCCTTGAAAGAATTCCAAATGTCTATAATTTTCAAATACCCCTCCATAGAGTTGTTTAAAAGTAAGCTCTTTCGATTTCTTGTAATCCACATCATATAAGGTAGCAAAATGAGCGTGAATATCAATATTACCAAAATCGTAACCAATGAGACGAGCAGAAAGACTAGGATGATAAGCGCTAATATCAATTTCCACAAACCTGTTATTACGTGGAATAAAACTTTTCCTACATCCATTTTCCTTGTTAAGTGCGGCATAATTTACATTTTTGAATTTATTTGATGGTCTTGTTGTGGTTGTTTTTAAGTTGAACTGAGTGTAGACGTATTCACCATCAACGGGATGGAAGTGTTCACTGAAGGTTTCATTGTGTATTCGAATTCCATTTCTCTCGATAGCGTTGAACACCATGGATACCTTACTGTTAAAGAAGTCATCATATTTTGTTTTTTCTCTGTTAATATTCGCTTTTAGATCTCCAAAAATTGTCTCGCACAATTCGTAGTGTTTGACAATCGGTATAATTAAGTTTATATCCGGATTATCCTTGTGTTTACCATAATATAACGCGTGGGTTTGTGTGGTTGGGCGTATATATGTATGAGGTGGTGGTGTTATGTCATAAAGAGATTTTATTGGAAAATGATGTAGTATTTCCTTCTTATCGCGACAATATAACTTTTCAAACTTTTTTATTAATTTTACTACGCTTGTCTTATACGTGATTAACTCATTTGAAACTTCACTATGATGTAGGCATACCATGAAGCCCTTAGTTGCTTCAAGTGGTTTAATATACAGTAAACTAACATATGTTTGTGTTGGGTGTATAGTATCATTATAAGGTATCACCTCTATGAAAGCCTCTCTATAACTACTATTAATTAGAACATCTAACTGTTCCTTATTTTCCACTAACCAATACATAAACCTTTATTTTATTATCTTATACGTAAATATACGAATAATCCTAGCGGCATCCTAATATATTATTAAATGTCTTTGTCTTCTTTGTAGAATTGATCGTATCTACCTTTAAAGTAGGAATTGAAGCCTACTAATTTAAGATTATTAGAAACTCTTGTTATTGTTTTTTTGTTTACATTATAAACCTTTGACCTATCACCTGTGATTTCCCAAGGTAAACTAAAGGGATTGTACATCATCCAATTTACATTTGATTCTTTATTTAGGAATTTAGTAAAATCACTTTTATTAATTTCAGTGTATTTTATACTATTGGTTTTTTTTACAAAATACCTCTCTATTTCACCTACTTGGTAATCACTTTTTGATGGTTTTGGTTGGATTTGAACAGGGGCAGCGGGTGGAATTGCTAAGGGGTTTATTGGATTTGATAGAGAATTGTTATATTGACTATCTATAATATACCTACCAGGGTTAATGATTGGTTTAGGATTGCTTATTATTAAGGGTGTGGGAGAATTACTAAATCTATTAAAGGTTGGTGATAAAGGGAAGTTGGGTTTATCATTTGGGTTTTTACCAGTAAATGCTTGATTATCCCCTGTTATAAAATACGCACCACTATAACTTTTACCTGAAAAATTAAGAGTAAAATCATCACCATTAGTGTACAGTTCTGTTTGGGTTTGGGATTTTGGATAATACATATTTTTGTTTAAAAGGATTTGAAAGTTGGGTTTGGATCAAAATATGGGGGTTTGTAAATACCTTCATCATGACCACTTAATATTCGTGATTGAATAAGGGCGTTTACTACAGTGGGAAGTTGTACATGAGAAACAGCAGGGTTTGCACCTACTCTACCATAGTAACCTTTATTTGCAATCCCAGTAACTATATTACCTGTTTGTTCTTTTTTACCATTAACTTTAACCCACATAACAGGCATACTCGCCCATTCAAGACCCACGTCTTGGACTGCTCTTTCTAAATCTGTTTGGTTACCACTATTTTCTCCTAATAAATATTTTTTTAGGTACTTTCTTTTAGCACCGGTAAAGAAATAAGTATTTGCAAGTCTTTCTTGCACAACGGGGGTAAAATATTCATCTCCCTTTACTAACCCAGCTTTAAGGGCGGACCTGATTGGGTCTGGTGTGTATTGGTATCTACCTATAGCAAATAACCTAGAAGGATCATCCTTAGACAGTTGGGAGAAGTTGTTTAAATATTTATTAACTGTAACTGTTTTTAAATCGGTGGTTGAAAGTTTAGCTTCTCCACCGGAGTTAGCTATATAATAATCTCCATTACTTTCGTATTTTGCTACTAAGTTTTGGATAGGTCTTATTTTTTGATTACCCTTAAATCGAGTATCTAAATAAGAAAAAATCCTTTTGGCTACATATGTAGTGGCAGTAACTGATAGGCTTGTAGGAACTTTACTCAAGGGAGGTTTTTCTGAAAGTACTGGTACTGAAATAGTTTTAAGTTCTGTATCCCAAAGATTGCCGGATATTTTGTGGTTTACTCCTATTGCTAAAAACTTTAGGGATCTTGGATAAGATGCAGGAAGAACTTTAGTATTTACATTAATTTTATTAAATATATTAATTCCACTTATCCCATCCATAGTAATTCCAAGTTCTAGGGGGATGAAACCCGTACCGGAAATTACAGGGATTGATTTTTCAGCTTCAATATGGTTTTTGGCATTTAGATATAATTTAAAGGAATTATTTCCTTGGGTTTGGAGTGAATCGTTAAATTCCCAATATTTTCCACGGGAAGGGTAGATGTAAAACCCTCTTGGGGAAGTATCTTTAGGTGAGTTCATTAAATCTAAAGCTAATGATGGGTTCAATTTTGCAATATTTATAATATCAATTACATTTGGTTCGTTTTTTTCTTTTTTCTTTATATCCTCAATAGAGGCTTGTGTAAGTTCCCCTCCAAAAGCATTAATCAAATAATAAGAATAACTATTTTTTGCAGATTCCAAATCATCTTCTAAGGTTATACCCTTTTTTTTATAAGCATCTTTTTTAGCTTCTCTTAGTTTGATTGCTTTTTTGTATTTATTAAAACCCTCAGAGAGGATGCCATTATTTTCAGAATCCCAATTTTTTTGATAATAAACCTGTCTTTTCCAACCACCACCTCCTATATCTGTTAAATCATAACCCTTATATGTAAAAGAATAACTTGAATCCCAGAAGCCGAGTTTAGCAGTTCCATCTAAAATAGCGGCACTAAAGGCTTTTTTAAATTCTTTTAAATTAATAATATCCTTTTGTGCTTTTGTTGGTAATTTTGGGGGAGGAAGTGATACATACTTATGGGCGAATCTATTATTTAAACCCTTGTTCCATTTTCTATAAGGGATAGCATTAATATTTTTTGCATTACTACCATTAGCTGCAGCACCAATTGATATCATACTAGCTAAATTAGGGGTGATTTTAGTTTGTACCTTAAAATCTTTTACAAAATTTGAAGTCCCCTCGGTATTATTATAACCATTAATCTCTAATTGAGTATAATTATGTGTATATTTGGGTAGAAGATTATCGTACCCTTTTATTGGATTTTCATCTATAAAAGTTATAATTTTATTATTTTTTATTATAGGGGTGATGTCAGTAAGATTTCCAGTAGATTCATTAATAGAATTACATATACCTTCTAGAAATTTAAAAAGTGTAACCTCCCCCTTTTGATTCTTATTTGAATTTAGAATTTCTACAAGGTGTCTCATTTCTATATAACAGTTTAATAACTTACCATAAAGGACACCATTTTCTACTGTTGCAAATTCTGCTAAACCAGCATTATAATTTTTAATAGTAGTTTTAGTATTTCTTCCTAGGGTTTTGAGTCCGGGTATAGCAGAAAACTTTACTTTAAAAAGTACTTTGTTTGGGGTTAATGAAATTAAATTCTCTTCGTACCCACATATAATGTTTTCGTCATCTTCATCAAAATCTAATTCTAAACTACTAACTAGGGATTCACCATTTTGGATCTTGGAAATTGTTAGGTTTTGTAAAATATTTAAGAAATGACCCAACCTAACGTAACCTACGGAAACCTTCTTTTCAATTTTGTAGTAAAAATCATTTGAATAATTTACCTCCCCGTTAGCACTTACAAAGGTTTGTGCCACCCACTGGGTTATAGCATCTGATCCAAGGTTGGAAAGTACTGTATCAGTATATTCATCCTTTTCATCATCATCTAATTTATTATATTCATCACCTATAGATTTTACATACTCCCTTTTTAATTCGGATATATCAGCAGCTGTTTTTGTTAGAACCGGGATGTTAACCTTTAAGGATTCAATTACTGAACCTAATGTAATTAGATTTACTGTGATATCATAAGTGTTGTCAGAATTTAGTTTCCATGAAAAATTAACTACTTTTCCAAAAAAACCACCATAATTCCCTTTATATCTACTTTCATATATATCAATTAACCCTAAAATATCATCTTGACTTTGGTCTTTTGAACCAAACCATTGATTATCAATTATGGTATCCTCCATATCTTTTATTATAACCTCGGGTGGATTTCCTTCAACTTCTTTGATATCGTCTACATATTTATCCCAACCCCATTCTAACATCATCATGTACCCCAATCTAAGATAAAGTATCTCTATTAGACTAAATTGGAATTTATTGTACGCCTTTAAAGTAACTGTTGCTTTTTTAATAGAACCTCGGTTAAGACAATCAATGGATACATCTATAATACCGGGGACGGGTTGGAGTCCTCTAGAGTTTCCTCCTAGACCCCCATACATTTTATTAATACTATCAGATAGTTTGTTGGAATTTCTTACACCACTTCTTTCAATATATTCACTATTTTCTCCCTTTTTATCTAGTCTTTGAACAGTATTAAATAATACTATATTTTCAGCTAAACCGGTGGACATGACGTTTTTAATCTCACTGTTAGTAGCATAATCTGCACCTTCGTCATTAAAAAAATCTGTAAGTTTTTCTTCCCCAGCAGAACCAGATATTGAAACTCCAGATGCAAATTTAACCCAAGAATTTCTATTATTTAAATAATTTAAAACTTCTGGTGATCTATTTACACTTTTATCCTCTAAATACCCTGCACCCTGTAATTGTTGTCTAAATTTTATTTGGGTATCAACAATTTGGTTAATTTCTTCGCCTAATAGGTTTCCTGTCATAACTATTTTCCATTTAATTTGTTGAATTGCAATAATATTGCTCCCTGGTTGTTTGGGATTCGGATTTGTACTCCTAAAGGAGGATAGTATGAATTTTGGGAAAATTGTGGGTTTGCTATTGCTATTATCCACCATAAACTTGCATCTCCATAAGCCTTGTGAGCTAATATATCAAATCTATCACCTTCATCAGTATAAACATATATATCATTAAAACTAAGAGGAATATCCGGGTACTTTGTTGTACCTTTAAATATTTTACCCCCCGGGGTAGTTAATGTTGGAATATTAGAATATCTACCCATTATTTAAGGTTGTTATTATATCAGAAAGCATTGGGCCTTGTGTCGTATTTAGGGGTTGAATAGGTTTGGATTTTAAAATTGGTATAGGTTGTATTCTAGGCCTATTTTTATAGTTATCATTATCATAACTATTATCCTCAGATCTAGTTCCTCTAGATAAAGATATGTATCTTTGTTTTCCAAACTTAGAAAGTGTTCCTTTTGAAATTGGAGTAGTACCATCTAAGGTTGCTAATTCACCATTGGATGTTGTTAGTTTATCTTTCAAACCATCAAAATCATTTTTCTGTACTTGAGGTACAAAATCTTGAATTGGGATAAATTGAAATCCAGATACTTTTATCATCATTGGTAGTTCTTGTAATGTTAGATCCCGTCCACCATTATCATCTATGGATATTTCCCATGGAGATTCTTGTGGTACAGTATACGTAATCCCTTTTAATATCCCTACCTGTTCATATAAATAACCACCTACAGTTAATTTAATTAAATTACCTCTCATATACCCATCACTAGAATAATCAGGGGCACAAACGGAGGCCAGATAATTTAGTTTTTGATACATGGGTATAAGTTCTTCTTGAGATTGTGCCGCTACTGTCCATGACAAACTTATAGAACGGTCAAACCCTTGGTAGTTATACAAGTTTTCAGCTCTACCAGAAAACTTTTGTGAACCCCAGTTTGCATTGTAGCTGTCTTCCATACCATCTAAAAGTGCTCTGAAGTGTAGGTAGTTGGTAAAACTAGGATCATCATTATTTATTATACCAATTCTAAATGATACAAAATCATTATAATCATTTTTCCCTAATTGGGATCCGTTTCCTACGGTATTGGTGGAATATATAGGGTATGCATTTATTTTATCAATAGCTTCTCCTGTTCCCTCTGTATAGCTATTTTTTCTCCATTTTGATGTTCTCCCAGGATCTCCTAAATTTACTCTACCTGTTGAGGTTTTAGTTGTATCTGTGTAATTTACTGATGATGTTCCTGTTTTTCTAAAATCTTGTAAACCATTTTCTCCTTTTTCAGAAGCATCCCCGGCTGACATTAATTCGTTGTAGTCTAAAGTATTTTTTAATCCTGCTACAGTGTTATCTGCTTTAAAGGTATTTGATTGGAAAACATTAGTTTTAAAATCTCTAAGGGGTGTATTTAAATTATTATATGTTTTGTATTTACCCTGGTTTATGTCTTGGACCGTTATACTATCATAAATTTGACTTACAGATAGACCTAAGATTTTTGCCCCTTGGTATTGAGGGTTTGGTCTTTTAAAAACTGAATAGTTTTCCCTACCTATCTCAACAGGACCTAAGGGGTTAGCATCATCTTTTATTTTATTACTTGTAGAAAAGAATAAATCTGAATTAGATTTGGATCCTGCTAGGTTTGGGTTGTTTACACCTGTTCTATTTTTTGATAAAAGTATTTGCGTATTTCCTACACCTAAAACTGATCCCGGTCCTCCACTATATTCGTAAAGAACATTATTTTTAGTACTGTTGGGGGTGATCCATTTATCGGTAAAAGTTATTAACCTACTTGAATTGGTGTTTTTTACTCTTTCTCGAGAGGCATCTGTCTTCCAATAAGTGGCATTTGCTAATGGAAGATTTTGACCGAGAATCCCGTTTATAAAACCAAGTATACCATCACCAAAGTCACCATTGGCCGCGGCTTCACTATTATCTACAAAGGGGTTTAGACCTTGTTTAACTAAATGACCACCAAGAGGATTTGCAGCTGCCTGTAATATTGTAGATGTTGGTAGATATATACCATTATTTAAAATTCTATCTTTTCCTTTCCCTGCTTTTATATCTACTGCAGATCTTGATAATACATTCTGCTTTGCTATAAATAATATACCGTTTGGTGATTTAAAATCAAAAAACATTTTAGTTAATCTAGAAACATCCTTGGCTACTTGTGTAGGGAGTAAGGATCCTCCTCTTAATAAGAAGTCCTCATCACCTAAACCCCCACCATCAATAAATCCGGTTGGGATAGGTTTGGTAACGTAAGGTTGACCACTACTGGCACCATCACGTCGATCATTTCCGTACCTTAAAGATTTAAGGTTGGTAATTAGATTAACTAAAGCCATATTTTAGGTATTTTTATTAGTTACCTGTATTGTCTGTAGAAGTTGGGGTTTTTAATACATAATCTTGATAAGTTCCATCTTGGAAAGAATTATTGATTGGTATTGCACCCATTTGTAATGGAGCCGTTGGTTGATTACCCTTTAATGGGGTCATTGTTGTACCAGAAGTTGTTAATTTGTCTAATAATGCCATAATTTTTGATTTTTATAGTTAGGGTTAATTTTATTATAAATATTGTTATTGGATAGAATATGCACTCATACCTGCAACCGTACCCACTTCTATTGAGTCCATGTTTAATTGGGGTGTTGGTTTATTTATTAAGGCTTGAAGTAATGCATTGGTCTTTTTTGATTCTGTATTATCCGGCATCTGTATTGAGCCTTTTGGTTGGGATACTACATCATCACCCTTAGGAAATAAATTAGTTCCAGCTATGACCGTATCTTTATTATTTAAGGATATTGAGCCTTCAGGACCCATTAATGTCCTAGCACCATAACCCCCACCACTTCCTCCAGGTGACATTATATCATCCCCCTGTTTAGCTTTGCTAAGGTATCCGGATAAACCAGCAAAAACAGCAGCTGCCATACCCAGGGCAAGAAAACCACCAATAACCGGGATTCCTCCGACAGATTTAGCAACATTTGCAGCTGCACCCACTATAGAGGCACCTGCGGATTTTAGGTTTTGTTTTATAATTGTTTTATTTAATCCTATTTGTGCTAATTTAGCTGCTATTGATAAAGCGGAGTTTACTACAATAACCCCCCCAATTAAACCCATCATGGTATAAAGCCCAAATGAACTTTCTGTTAATTTTGCAAAAACATCTAACATAGAACCTAGAGGACCATCTACCATATTTGCAAGAGAAGATTGAATCTTAACTATAACATCTGCTAATTTATCTTGTGCCGCCTGTTGTTGGTATTGTTGTAGTAGAAGTTTTCCGTTTTCAGTACCTCTTAATTTATCTAAGGTTCCAGCTTCTGCTAGTTGTTTAATATTTGTTACCCCCAAGGCATTTAAAGTTTCTTGGGTCCTTAAAGTATCAGCTAATTGATCAGCACTCATTCCTGCTGCCTTTGCTAATGACTCTTGTTGTATAACATTTAATTTACCAAAATCAGTGGCGCTACCCATCTGTTTTACAATTTCTTCGGTAGCTTCTGCACTTTTTCCTTGTAAAGATAATGATCTAGCTCTTTCAAGATTCAAAGATTTACCAGTCAGTAATTCTGCTTCTAATTCACTAGAAATAGAAGATTCAAAATCAAGTAACCCCCTAGCTATACCTTGTGTTTCTTTTAAAGAAAGACCTAATTTATTAGCGGTTACAACTGCTTGGGCTAAAGCTTTATTATTAAAACCATATTGTGCCCCTAATTGACCATTAGCATTGGCTACCTCTTTTAATACTTTTTGACCTTCTAACCTTATCCCTGTTTCTTTTTCTAAACCAACTACACTATTTAGTATTTCTTCTGATACTACTTTTGCGCTTTTACCTTGTGCTAGCCCTAGTTTTAATAGATTAGCTGCCTCTTCACCTTGTAAGCCTACCTTTTTGGAAAGCATTATTTGATCCTTTAATTGATCATGTGTATAACCTCTTGAAGTACCTAAGGAGGAAGATAAATCCTCTTGGGCATGCATCATTTTTTCTACGGTTATATAGGCTTTACCACTAGCCATGGCAACAGAATTCATTTCATCTGTTATCCCTCTAGCCTCGTCTTTGCTTATTCCTAGGGTTTTAGCAAAATTGGTTGTTGCCGTTTCTAATTTAAAAAAACCTGCTATAATAAAGGCAATCCCCCCTTGGGCCATTGCATTAGTTGAGTTTTTAGCTCTATCTATTTGAGCAGCAAATTTGTCAGCACCATTTAGTTTTGGGTCAATACCTACTTTAAATTGGGCTATTCCTTTCCCTAAACTTTCTAAAGGACCCGATAATAGGGGGCCAAGTCCTGGTATGGTTTTTAAACCTTTTGCTAGTTTATCAACAAAACCCGTGGATTTATTTATATTTTCAATTTGGGTAGCGGTATTACCAAAGGATTTCGTTAAATCATCTGAAGTATTTACTGCATCTTGGAGTTTTAGGTTGGTCTTTGATAAGGCTAATAATTCCTCATCGGTAGCATTACTCATTTTTGACTGATTAGCTAGTATGGTACTTTGGGCCATAGCCCTCTTACTTGCTAAATTTGCTAAATCCTTGTTAAGTGAAGTTCTTGTTTTGGTGTTAGATAAGTCTTTATCACCATATTGAGCCAATTTCGCGGCAGTTGCAGATAAATTTCTTATATCTTTTTCTGCTGTTTTGTAATTAGTGGAAAATTCTTTGGAGGTTTTGGCGTTGTTAGATAACTGAGTCGCGATATCATTAAAAGTTTGTCTGGATTCTGCTGCTGCAACCGAGGCATCTTTTAAGGCATCCCTATACTCTATAGCACTTAATTTTGCTTTTTCTATGTCATCCGCCATAAGTATGTTTTGTTATAAATATTAGGAATAATTAAAATTTAAATCTATTTATAACTACTTTTATTTTGGTAGGGTTTTGAGGCTTTAGCAAATTCGGGAACATTGGCCGTTCCATCGGAGTTTGTTAGAGAAGGAGACCCAGAATTATTTGATGCAGCTTTTAATTTTTCATTTTCGCTGTCAACATAATCCTGGATTTCTTTAAATGTGAATTTTCTTAACCAAATAGGCATATTGTAAACTGTGAACCAATCATACCCACCATTACCGTGGTATACTATATTATGAATCTGTCTAAAAATACCTTGTCTAGTATATCCTGCTTCTTTAGACCTCAGGCCAAAAAAAGTTGATATTAACAGGGATGGGTTTTTTTGTATTTGAGTTATTGGGAAAAAAAGTCAAATCAACGTCTGGTTGTATTTGATTAACATATTCTCTTAATGCCCTTGAATCCCGAGCTAAGAGAGCAGTGTCTACAAATTTTCTAACGGATGGTGGATCTGTTTCTCCATTAACCGAGGTAATCATATACTTCAATCTGGTGGATAGTTCAGGATTTGCATCCTTATTTAATCTTCTAAGCCCTTCTAATTCTTGTGTTATTTTTAATTCATCTCCGTGAGTAAGAAGTTTAAAGGTAATTGGTGTTGTTGTGTGTGGTAAGGTGAATGCAAAATCATTTTGACCTTGGTTGAACATTGTTTCATCTAGTTCTCTATTTTCTATAAGTCCTAAATCCACCTCATATTCCTCATCGGAGTATGTAAATTTATATTCTCCCCCATAACCCAATACTCTAGCGGCTACCATTATAGCATTTTTATCTCCTACTATAATATCATTATAATCAATTTTAGAAACTATTAAAGATTTCAATAGTCTATCAATTACTGTTCCTTTTTCAATGTAAGATTGGTTAGTTAAAATATCTTCTTCCTTAGCGGTCATATATTTGAGTTCAATTTTACCACTTGATAAGGGATTATCTTTAGGATATACTAACCCTTTAGAGGGTAATTCAATTATTTCAGTTGGGAATTTAAATTCGGTCATAGTCTTTATTTATTAAAACGTTTGTTTGTTGATACATATGTAAAATACAAAAAAGCTTAGTATAAACCAAGCAATTTTGAAAAATATTTGTATTGTTTTTAGAAATTTAACACACAATAATCAGGTTGTACTGTCATTGTGATTTCTTGAGCGGCACCATCTTGGTCCCAACCATAATCTCCAAATGAAGCTTCTGTAATCATTGCTCCTTTGATTATCCATTCTGATACTACATCCCCTACAGGACCTAATACATTTATGGTTAAATCTTTTTTATAGAAATCACTATATCCATCTCTACCTGTTACTGATTCGTGGTGTAATCTAACCCACTCCATTACTGATTGTGCACCAGATGGGGTAATTGGGTCGAATAATGTGAACTGAATAGTTCCCCAAGTTGTTTTACCCTTTACAAAACGTTGAACGTTGATGTGATTTAAAGGTACTGTTCCTTGTGATACTGTTACAGCTCCAACTCCCTTCATAATATATGCGGGAAATCCATCTACAAAAGCAATGAATCTATTCTTTTGTTTTGGTTCAAATGCTGTGAAAAATATTTCGTTTGGGTTTAATACTGCCATTTTTGTTATCTTATTTTATTATAAATATTCGATTTTTTTATTCTTACGATGGAAATGTTGCTCCAGTTGGTAAAACATTGAAATCTAGTAAAATAAATTCTGCTGTTTTAGTTGGCTGTAAGAATAACTGTCCTATTAACTCGTTTCTATCTATTACATCTGGTGTATTATTAGATTCGTCCATTACAACTTTAAAGGCATATAATCCTTGTCTTTGTTGAACGTTTTCTAAATATGGATTAACTTGTGTTAAGAAATTATTTCTTGTTGCTATTGTATTTTGTTCAAATACTAAATTATCAGCAATTTGAGATATATAATCTTTAAGTGTTATCAATAATCTACGTACATTTATTCTATCAAGTGCAGAAGCGGCTTTTTGTAATGTTTTCTGACCAAATACTACAACACCTTGATTGGGGAAGGTAGCTATTGGATTTATGTTTGCTTCGTATAAAGTATCTCTATTTCCAGAAGTTAATTTTCTTTCAGCTCTAACTACTTGCCCCATTCCTCCCCTAGTAATACCTGCGGGTGCGAACCATGGATCACTTGAAGCATCTGTAAATGCATATATTCCAGGAATAAACGTTGAAGCTGGTATGTAAACTAACATTCCAGTGTTTGGATCAACTGTTTGTAACCATGGCCAATATGTGGATGTATAGCTATTATCAATACCCGCTACTTGTGTCGTCACTGCAGATATTGCGGCACCATAAGGTACCATATCAACTACGGCAATGTTATCACCACGTGAAATGGCATTGTTCATTAAACTAGTGACTTGTGTTGCATGTTTTGAGTTTAATAAACCGGGTGCATAAATTACATTATATTGGTAATCGTCTTGATTGGCTAATAAAGCAATTGCATCTGTATAGTCAGTTCCTATTAAACCCTGTGTTTGTAATCCGATTGCTTCATAAAATTTATTAGCTCCACCTGTCATTATATTACTTCCAACACCAGTACCAAAAACACCTTGTGCACTACCTGACCCGGCTGCTGGTAAACTACCAGTAAACTCGTTTTTAGCAGAACCATCGTTATTAAAATAATGAGGGGTTGGGAAATTTACTTGTTTTACTCTTACATAAGAAGAGATATTAGGGTGAGATCCTGATTCTTGTAAATATGTTGAACCATCTAGAGTTATTACTGTTGTTGATACGTCACCAATTGCTCTTGAAATATAATTAGGTGCAAATGGATCTAATGAAATATTATTGTAGTTTTCTAAAATAACTTTATTATTTTGAGTATCATTTCCTCGTCTAATTAATAATGAAAATACACCTGATGATGAGTTTACACTTGCGATTTCCCATCTAAAGTTATCAGATGATCCAGATAATAATGAATTATTAGACCCAGACGGTCCACTACTATTCATTAAGTCTCCTTGTGATATTGTTTCTAATACAAAAGGTGAGGTATTAGCAGCACCCGTTCCTTTAGAACCCGTAGGCATCAATGAACTAGTTGCTGATGTCCAATTTGCAGATGATGATACCACACGTGTTACTAACAATGAATTACCCCCATTTTGGAAGTATTGATTGGCTGCAATTGAAGTTAGGTAAGTAAATTGACCTGATCCGCTTTCTAGGGCTCCACCAAAAATATTTTGGTAAGAACTAAATGAGCTAATTAAAGTAGGTCTTTCAACAGGACCCTTAGTTGTTGGTCCTATAATAGCCGCGCCTCTAACAGTTGGTTGAGCGGTAACAAAGGATTGATCGTTTTCTCTTGCTAGTACTCCAGGAGATATTAATGTTTCTGCCATCTTATTATATTATTTTTAATATTGTTTTATTATAAATATTAAATTTTCTTTCAAAAAACTATTTTGATAGAGTAAATTCTCCATTTTCTAAATTAATACTACCATCACCATATTTATCTTGTAAGGATTTAGCAGTTTTATTAGATTCTTCTTGTAAATCAGCAAATTTATCTAATATTGTACTTCTTTGACCCTCTAACATGGCTTTCTGGATGTCAACATTACCTAAATTGATTGTAAGTTGGGTTTGTTTGTTTTGATAATCTCTTAAGTTTTTTAATTCTTCTTCTGATAGTTTAATTTTTTCACTCATAATTTCTGTTTTTATTTAATTGTTATTGTTTAAGGGTTTGAAATAATTATATAATTCTAACATATTTCTTAGTTCATCCTTGGATACTACTACCTTACCACTGGTGAACTCTTCTTTATCTCCAGTATCCGTAATATCTTTATAATGCATATAAATGGTACCTTCTAATGTTTGACATCGTGGTGCTTCTTCCTTAGATATCATCATTTCATGGATTTTTTCTGATATTCTGGGGACTCCGTGTCTATATTGTAACCCAAATTCTTCTTCGTATATTTCAAATAAGTCTTTAACTAAAAATGATTTTAAGTTGGGTATAACATTAAACCCACTAACCCCAAGTCCTTTTTCAATCAGATCCATAGCTTCTTCTATTTCAATCATGAAACGAGTCATTTCTTTGGAGTATAGGGTAAGTTGATATTTCTTATTAATAGAATCCCAAATTAATGGTATAATACTGCCCGTAGAATTCAACACATTGCCATAGATTGCGGTGGATAAACGCACGTTAGATTTTTCGGCATTGACTATGAATGACTCACCCGCTACGAATTTCATCGCGCCATATAACGTAGTTGCCGCTCTTGATTTATCGGAAGATATGAAACAAGCGGCTTCAAAATTGTTATCTTCTGCCGCTCTTCTTGAATTTATAGCCCCATCTATTAAAACTCTAACAGACTCTTCAACGTTTTGATCTACGGCACCTATCTGTTTTAAAGATGCGGCAAATATTCCTATATCATGTCCAAAAGCGGATCTAGTTAATAAATCAAAATTTCTTATATCCCCTATAATACATTTAATATTAGGAAATCTTTTCTTAAGGTAATAATGTTTAGCCTCATCTCTTGAGTATACAGTAATCTCATTATCTTTATAATAACGTTCTACTAAGTGAGAGCCTAAATAACCAGCACCTCCTGTTATAAATATTTTTTTATTTTTCATCCTACTTGTTTTATTTGGGGGAATGGAATTATATAAGGGATCCCTAAATGTTTCGTTTTATCAATAATCATATCAGAAAAATTCCAGGCAAATATTAAAATAAAGTCAACATCAGATTCAATAGCTTCGGGGGGTAAAATTTTAATTTTACCGTTTGATGTAAATCTATTATATCTTTCTGGGGATTCATCTATTATATACTTAATATCATTACTATCTAAATCTAATGTTCCTATTACAGTATTTGCTCTACCTGATGCTCCATATCCTATTATTTTTTTATCTTTATTATCTTTTAGGAATTGTTTTAATTCACTTAATGATTTTTCAATAGATGAAGTAAAATTGCACAAACTATGATAATCTTTTTCAGATTCTATTAACTCTTCAACTTTTTTATTAGGTATTAGAGATTTATCTTTAGTTGCTGTTACCCTAATAGACCCTGAATGTATCGGGATTCTTGTAAAGTCAATTATTGTTAATCCATGGTTTGCTAATAAATGTTTTAAGCTAGTTAGTGTGTAGTAGTATAAATGTTCATGATACATAAAATCGAATTGAAATTTATCTACTAAATCTATTAAATATTGTACTTCAAATATAAATTTACCATCTTCTTTTAAGGAAAACTCAACTGCCTTTACTACTGAGTTTATATCCGTAATGTGTGCGAAGGTGTTGCTTGCTAGAATGTAGTCGAATTTATTATCCCAATTAAGATTACTAACGAATTCATAATTGAAGAAATCATTAACTAGGTTTAATCCTTTTTTTCTACCTAGTTTTACTATGTTAGTAGCGGGGTCAATCCCTACAGTATTACGTATGCCTTTTTTGTTTAAAGCATCTAATAAAGGGCCATCGTTGCATCCAAATTCTAATATTTGTGAATCCGGGGTTATTTTCTCTTCAGTTATTAACCAATCTGCGTATTGGTTAAAATGTTTTTGCATACCTACAGAGGAAACATACCTATAGTCTTTAAATAAAACTTCTGGTTCTATTAAGGTGTCTGTTTGTACCAATTTACAATTGGGGCATGTTATAATGGCTAAGGGGTAACGGATAATTTTATCTTTATCTTGTTCCAATGGGAAACTACCAGCTAAGGGTATTTCTCCAAAGTCATACAAGGTATTAAACTTCTTCCCACCACAACACGCACATTTATTCCTTTTAGTCATAATTTTTTATTATTAATAAGATATCGCAGTTGGTCTATCTGTAATTAGTAGATGGTTTATATTTACTAGTTTATTATTGGAATCATAATAACTAAGGGAAGTCATTGGTTTTTTAAGTTTAGTATTTTTATTAATCATTATGTCTTCACCATCAATATTAAATTTTATATCCTTTATTAACCCGTATAATATAATGAAACTTTTATCAAAAAACAACCTAAAATAATTATTTTCTGTATTAAAATTCCACAAATGGGTATCTTTTATAAAATTAAATTCTAAACTATCCTCTACAACTTCTTTAAATACTTTAAATTCAATATCTTTTAATAAATATTTCAAATAAGCTTCAGGAGGAGTCATTTCCCCGGATATTAAAAAATTAGTTTTGGAAATGTATTCTTTCCTATCAATGGAAGAAGTGATTTTATTAAAATCTTGTTTAGTAAAAGAGAAAAACAGTAAATTAGGTGAATATTCATTATGGTCTTTTTTCCATTTAACCTTACTTACTATATTACCTTTAATATTTGAAAATTCTTCAATCATATTAGGGGTTATTTTAATATCGTAATTAATAAATGTAAAATTATCATATTCTAATTCTTTACAAAAGGCACCTATTTTTTTTATTTGATTATAAGGGGTAAAACCATAATCAGGGAGTAATTCATCTAGACTAGTAAAGGTATCACCAATAAGGATGGATTTCCAATAAACTAGTGCTTTTTCAGGAAATTCCAATATAGGATTACTTTTATCATAAATAAAATAATTCACGGAGGTTGTTATTTTATCATCTAGTGGGATGTGTGAAGCCAACAATATATCAAACCCACATTCCTTTAGGATATGGATATTATTCTCCAAAGCTACTAATTTTTCATTGCTATCGCAATGACTTAATATACAAGCTAAATTATTAATCATTATGTGCTATTTCAATTGATGATATTCTGTTTAATATAAGTAAATCCTTTGGAATTTCCCAGCCATCAATCACAACTTTTACATCTTCGGGTCTTTTTGAAAATTGTTGGTGGTTTATAGGTAAATAAATAATATGGTATTCTGATTCTTTAGGTATAAATGATTTGTTGATTAATTTATTTTTGATGAATATCTCAACATCCAAGTCTTTATTCATGCCCCACAACATTAGTAGTTGTTTGTTTGTATCCTTTCTTTTATTTTTTATGTAAAGGAGTTCATGCCCTATAAACCAATTAAAATCTTCTTCAGAAAATCTATCCATTATATTACCTTCCATTACAATAGTTGTTCTAATTTTACTATTGAAAGGATCGGGACCTTCCCATTCTATTCTGGGAATTGGTTTACTATTTTTTCCATTAAGTTTAGAATACAAATATTCTTCGACAATGCCCTCTCCTATGGATTTAACATAATCTTCTTTTGAAATATCTTTTATATTATTAAGATAGGGTTTGATCTTTAAAGCAAACCAGGCCATATATAATCCTTTATCACTCCCGTATATTGGGAGTATGCTATCATATTCTAACATAAGTTTGTCAAAATCATCTACCATCTTATCATATACCTCTAAATCATAATTTAATACAAATACTTCTTCATACCCATTTTCATAGGCGAACAATATTCCTCTTTTGATTTGTTGGGCGGCGGCATACCCGTAATCAACAGCGTGTGTATTAATTTTAAAGGGTATTCCGTTTTTAATGAATTTACTCCAATTTACCATAGATCGAGAACCCCCACCAGGTAAAATATGGTTATTAAATACCGGGTTACTATAATCGTATATAGAATAATCCGTTAAATGGTAAGTATCTTCTTCAATGGGGTAATGGGAAAATAAAATTATATCAGTATCATATTTTTTAAGGTTTTTTAAGGTATCATTTAATGCTTTTTTCTTTGTAGGGTTGTTACAATAAGCAGTAACTAAGAAACAACGTTTATTTGTCATAACAGGCTATATATGGTGTTTTATCTTTATTTGGTGAATATTTTTTTATTGATTCAAATTCAATATAATTTGTGTTTCTATTATTACTTTTGAACCAATCCCCATTATTAGTTAATAATTGGGATATTATAGAGTGTTCGGATTTATACAATGTAAGTAATTTTTCCTTAATATCCAAAATATCCTTATCTAACTTAATATCTGATTTACCGAATACGTGGAAATTATTTGTTAGCTTTTTTATAGTATCAAAGACTAATTTATGTTGTGGGTGACCATATTCACCAATGGGGTTATGAGTAACAACCATCTCCCAATTTTTAGAATTAATAATACCACTTAAATCATATTCTTCTGTTGGGTTTAATGTATCTTCATAATCTAACATTTCCCAAGAACCTACATTAAGTTCTTTCATTACAGATTCGAATTCATATTTTCTGGTTGTATTAGAGTTGTTGGTCAAACATACAACCTTATATTCTGGTCCGTGGTTTATTAATTCGGCCCCCCCAAATATTAATTCATCATCGGGGTGTGCCACTATCATTAATCGGGTTGTTGAGTAATCTTTAAAAGCATTTAGTAAAGTTAATGCGTTTTTTGGTTTTACAGAAGGATCTGGACCATGTATGAAATAGGGTTTTAATGATAATTTGTCGTACATTACATCAAATCCTTGTTTTAGGAAATAAGAATTAACAACTCTTTCCTCTTTTGAGCTATAATAATTATTCCAAGTAATAGGTAGATCTAATATTTTATTTTCCTCCCATAATATATTATTAGCTACTCTTTCTTCAGAAAAGGCGTTATCATCCACGTAGTCTTTAATACTATGTTTATTTAACTCTTTATTCCATTCTAAACATTTTTTAAAGAAGGGTATGCTTTTAACATCATAGAAATAAAAACCGGTGGCTATTAATTTATTATTAGGGTTTCTTTTTATACCCTTAATAGAAGACAATTCATTACCATAATTCCCTTCTAACTTTACATCATTATAATATCTCCATTGGTTTATATCCTGATGGTAATATTTCATGAATAAAGGGTAGTCTTGCAAACCATCAAGATATTGTAATGAGGCATCAATATTTTCAGTAACAAAGGCATCACCATCAACCCAAGCAAATTTTGTAAAATCTTCATTTAAAGACTCTATCGAGGCTAAATACTTAGCAAAGTAAATGGAATAATCTTTTTTGATTAAATCGGGTTCTTGTGTGGGATTTAATGTAGGTTTAGGTGTATAATCGATTCTTCTATTAAGGACATTAGGTAAGTTTATGTTAGGGTCACAATTGAAACCATACACTATAAGTTTATAGTTAGAATATAATAATAAACTTTTAGCTAATACTTCTATCATAGGGAGATAAGACTTATCCCCCCCAGTTATCCAAGTAAAGTTAACTTTTTTTTTTTATTTAAAACATCTGAAACAGAATTGTAAACTTGATCTACAGAAATAGATTTTTGACATATATGTTGAAGTTCGGTACCTTCGTTTTCTGGGCACCAATCCCAATTTCCGGCATCAAAAGAATGTTCGGGATGAACCCAACAATTGTTACATACCGAGTGGTTTTCGATTTTGGTTAAATTGTGAGTAAATTCAAAACCATGAGGAATGAAATTATTAATCATTAGAGTATGTTTGTCCAATACCCAATTAACCCAAGATAGCCCAGATCCTAGTCCTATAAATAAATCTGCATGGTAAAGATGGTTTAAGGTGTCTTCCCATTTTAAATTCTTTTTATCTATTATATTTTTACCCTTAAATCCTTCTTGGGATAGGTTTATTATCTTATATCCTTCATTACGTAATCGGTTAGCTAACTCTCCCCACCTATCATGAGGCCATTCTTTTAAACCTGAGGTTGCTCTAGGTCCTATACATACATATTTTCCCTTAATTGGTGATTTTTTAGGTTTAAAATTAATATCGTAATGAATTTCTTTATATGGTAGACCTAAGATATCGGTTGCAGTTTGAATTAGGGGGATGGTGTTTACTTGATTTGGGTGGTCATCAAAATTTTTCCATGAATTATTTGGACCCCTGAACCATCCTATTTTATATGATACATAAACCTCGTGGTGGGTTTCGGGTTTGCTAAATTTAATATTTTTATATTGTGGGAGGGTTTCAAACCATTCATTATGAAAAGTACTTACAATTACCTCACACTTATGTTTTTTATAAAATTCTAAGACTTGTGGAACCCATGCTATTGTATCCCCAACAGATTTAGAATCTAAATTTATTAAAACTTTTTTATTATTTAAATCAAAAGTATGTACCACTACCCCATTTACTTTTATTACCCATGGAATATAGTAAGATTTACTACATTTAGTCCACATATTAGTATTAATTGTGGATGAATACACAACCTTATTGGTTGAACCATCTATAAATTCTATAAGATATTCTTTATGTGTAGAACCTTTAACTTCTACTTTAGGACCAAAATTAAAACTAATTTCTATTTTATTTGGAGGGATGTTTTCCATAAGATTATCTATTTCCTTTTTAGCTAATTTTGCGGAATTTTCCCAAGTAAAATCCTTTCTGATTAATTTTGATTCTATTAGTGATTTTTCTTTATGGTGGTCATAATTTTCATATGAATCTCTCATAACTTTCTTTAAGTCTTCATAATCAGGTACATAAAATTCTCCCGTCATCTCAGATTGAGAGTATGTACTATATTCACCCATAATAGCGGGAATAGTACCTTTAATTTTTACAGGTAAACCTTTACCTTCAGCAAATTCTAATTGTGCACTACATTCTGAGTATATAGAAGGGGTACCACATGCCATAGCTTCTATTAAGGGTAAATTCCATCCCTCAGAGCGAGCACAAGATAAAAATACATGGCCCTTTTGTAAATATTTTATGTATTCGTCTCTAGTAGGAAAATGTTTTATTTTGATTCTAGGGTCTTTTAAATTATAATGATCTAGTCTTTCTTCAGTAGATTTAAATCCATCTTTGGCAAATCCATTATCTATAGATAAAACTAAATCAATAGGTTCGTCTTTATTAAATTCTTGTAAGAACGATTCTATTATTTCTTTTGTTGATTTTCGAAAATCCCACCTACCAAACATTATAAATTTAAATCTATTATCCTCATATTCGGGTAATGTAACTTGGTCATTAGGATGAAAGGTATTCCCATTAACAGCTTCAGGTATTACTTTTACTTTGTTTGGATCCATTCCCTGTTCTATAGAGCAATTTCTTTGCCATTTTGAAGGAACCCATACTTGATCGTATTCATTTAAAACCTTAAAGAAAGAATCTGGATATCTGGTTGTTTCCCAAACAGTGTATCCAATTTTAGGACCTATATAAGATTGGTAGAAGTAATGGTGGTTAACTTCAGATAAAATTATATTGAGGTTATGATTAAAATAGTTGGGGTAATTAGGATATATATCATGATCCATTAAAGTAAGGGGATCATTAGATTCTATAAGGGTTTGTTGAGTTAGAAGTTTTTTATCTAGATCTGCTAGATAATATTCACCATTAAAGGGCTCATCACTCAAACCATCCCACGTAAGGGGTACAGTGAAGTTTCTAACTTTCAAATCGTAGAGTTTGGAAAGTTCTTTAAAAAAATCTCTAGTATGGTTGTTATAACCCGTAGTTCCTATATAACTACCATGGGTAAAAATTTTAGTTTGGTTTTTTTGCATATTTAAATATTACTATAATGTGTAATATACAAAATAATTGTTACCCCCCCAACTAACCTTTAATAATTTATTTTATTATTTTCAAATTAATTACCTACAGTAAGGGCTATGGTTGTTGGGTTAATTAAGGATTCAAGGATATTGTTGATATTATCCTCTATACTAGTAACTTCTTCAGGTCCCATAGCGGCTTGGGTCCATGCTACTACCTCGGTATTTGTTACTTGATCAAAGGGTATAAAATTAGTTATATCACTAGTGTTTAGGTCTTGGGTGCCCACCATTGAATATTGGAAGAAGGGTTCGGGGGAATTGGGGTCTAAAACATCTGAAGTACCCGTTACTACCCAATTTACTTTATACACAACATCAGAATTTCCTGATTGTTCTATGTAGGCTTCTACTGATCTGCAATTCCAATTATAAGTTACCATAGTTTTTTATTTAATATTTAATATACTTAAATTTATTTGTTATTCCTAGTTATTTGCTTTTTAACATTAATTCAACAAGACCTTCTAACCTTTCAATTTTCTTATCCTGTTCTTTTATGGCTTCAATAAGCAACCCTACCATATTACCATAGGCTACAGAGTATTTACCTTCGTCATCTTGTTGTACTACTTCAGGAAGTATTTCTAGTACTTCTTGAGCTATAACACCTATACAAGTTGACTTATCTTCTATGTCATTTCTGGTGTATGAGACACCCCTTAATTTTGTTACTTTATCTAAGGCATTATCAATTGTTTCAACATTGTCTTTTACTCTAGCATCAGAATATGCAATCACATCTCCTGTTGCTCTAATAGTTCCATTAACGTCTAAGGCATAAGTTGCTGGTGCAGTTGTACTACTCTCTCCGTATCCAATTCTTGTGTAACTAGCTACATTTAATCTACCATCAGTAGTTAAAGACATTGCTCCTTGAGCATTTGTATGACCAGCATCTCCCCACCAAAAACCTCTATTAGAACTATTATCCATCTGGAAAGTCATAGCATAATCACTTAATCCTCCAAAGGTGTAAGTGGTTCCCATTCCTATACCATAAGTTGTTCCTGACCAAACATTCAATTTAGTTCTGCTGTTAGTATTATTTGATTGAATGCTAGAATTATTATAAATAACACCAGAGGTTCTAAATGAACCATTTACATCTAAAGTGTAAGTGGTGTTTGTATTTGCTATTCCTACATTAGTTCCATTATCAAAAATAATAGAATTACCTATAGTAGACGCTCCTGTAAATTTAACTACTTTATTTGTTGTTCCTGATACCGTTACCGATGTTCCTGAAGTTCCTGATGAACCTGAAGAACCTGGGGTTCCTGTTGCTCCCGAGGTTCCTGATGAACCTGAAGAGCCTGAGTTACCTGAGGTTCCTGATGAACCTGAAGAGCCCGAGTTACCTGAGCTTCCTGAAGAACCTGAGTTACCTGAGCTTCCTGAAGAGCCTGATACACCTGAAGTTCCTGATGAACCTGAAGAACCTGAGTTACCTGAGGTTCCTGATGAGCCCGAGGTTCCTGATGAGCCCGAGGTTCCTGAGGTACCACTAGTTCCTGAAGATGCTGCGTTTTCTCTATATCCTAACTGACCTGTAGAATTAATTACAAGAGTTGTATTTTCTGTTGTATAATTAGGTAATGTTTGGTCAAACTGTACAAAATCTGTATCAAATGTTACTTGGTTTGAGGCCGAAACTTCAAATATAGGAATACCTGATATATCTGCTACTGAAAATAATGTTCCTGTTAAATCATCTGTAATAGAGAATAATTGACCTTGTGAACCTTGTATATCTAATATAGTAGAACCTGACCCACTAACTGTTAATAAAGTACCATCAAAAGTTAAATTTGATTCTGCAGTTAATTCTCCTTGAACCCCGGTTGAGGTAGTAACTCGATTATTGCCTAAATTTGTTATTGTTGCGGTACCACTAGTTCCTGAAGAACCACTGGTTCCTGATGTTCCTGATGAGCCTGAAGTACCCGATGTTCCTGATGTTCCTGATGTTCCTGATGTTCCTGAAGAGCCTGACGTTCCTGAAGAGCCACTAGTTCCTGAGGTACCTGATGTACCCGAAGTACCTGATGAGCCTGATGTACCTGATGTACCGGATGAGCCACTTGAGCCTGATACCCCTGATGTTCCTGATGATCCACTTGAGCCTGATACCCCTGATGTTCCTGATGATCCACTAACACCCGAAGTACCTGAAGTCCCACTTGAACCACTTGTTCCTGAAGTACCGGATGAACCTGAAGAACCAGAATTACCTGAAGTTCCTGAAGTTCCTGATGAACCTGATGTACCCGATGTTCCTGATGTTCCTGA